CGTGTCTTTTGAATAACGGATGATCTACTTCTACATATCCGTTTGTAGTTCCATAGAGGAGATCAACTGCAGTTCTTACATCTCTCCACATATGATATCCTGTAATTTCTTGCAAGCCAACTTGCACACACAATGAATCGATCACAAGTTGATCAAGCGAACCACGTGCCCACATTGTTTGTTGTTTTGCATTTGGAAACTTAGCCATGTATTCATAGAACTTTTGCATTCCATTTTCCACAGTCATGTCTTCACGTGATGGATCTAGCGAAACTTTACGAACATATTCGTGTTGTGACTTCCACCATTCCAAAGTAGATTTAGATGCAGTGCGACCAACACTCATCTGTTCTTTGACATCGAACTTAACAAAGCACGCATTGTCCAGCAAGTCTTGATATATTGGACGTTTCTCTGGATCGAAATGAATTATTGCTGCCGATAGAACGACAGCATTAGATTCTACACCAAGAGATTCTATATCAAATATAAACACTAAGGATTTCCTTGTTCTATTTCCCGCTCGTAATGCTGCTTAAGTAACATGTATTGTTTGATCAGATTAGAAGGGATCAACTTGGAGTTCTCTCTCCAAAATTTATCAAACTCATTAGCAAACTCTCTACTTAAACGAATCTCTTCATAGTAATAATGCTCTAACATATTCAACTCCGTAATGATAGTTTTTTTAATTCTTCCATTCTTTTATTCAAAGCAATCTGCACTTTTTTACATGCATCAAGAGAATCAAGACGTTTGATATTTGCCTGAGTCTGTATTCTACAAGACTTATGCCCACCAGATGCCTCTTCCCAAGAGTAGCCAAGTTTGTAACCAAACTTACTTTTGTGTTCTTTATGTAAGTATCGTTCGAATTCTTGTCGTTCCTTCTCTTCTTCAATTATTATGCAGCGAACATAAACAGACTCAATATCAATTCCCTCTTCTCTAATAAAAACACCGCACATATGGTGTGTAACTTTATTATCTTTTCCTGCAGAACTCCTCAAATCACTTATTCGTTTTGGCATAAAATAAGACTCACCGATATAACATATATCCTTATGCACCAGTTGTTTTGGTTTTTTTAAAGATACTTGATATACGCCTGGATATTTTCCACCAGAAAACTCCTCCCAGAAGTTTTTGCAGTTTTTGCTTATTTTACGATAACTTTCAGCAGATATAATTTGTGTAAGTTTAATCCACTCGGTAACTTTATAGTTGGATCTCATTTGATCACCTTCGAGTTGTCAGCGACATCTTTATCATCACGAATTTCTACAAACACTGGAAGAAACAGAGATTCTTCTCCAAGTTTATTCTTAATACGACTATTATACTTGATTGCTACTATTTTGTCAACTAATGTTTCTTTCCAAAATTGTTTGCGATGCTCATCTGTAAATCCAGAACCAACACTAACTTTAACAATACCATCTGATGATTCGCATACGATTGCACCTAGCATTCCTGCAGCCTTACCTGTTCCTTCTTCGACTGCAACAATCTTCAGATCACACTCTAGTTCTCCTTTGAATTTAATCTGATGTTTTACACGTTTGTCTTCCCAGACACCACGTTTGTCTTTGAGGATAATTCCTTCTTGACCAGAAGAAAGTAACTTTTGAAAGATAGTGTTAACCTGTTCAATGTCATCAACTACATAATTGTCTACAAGATCTATTTTCGTATAATGATTGGAAAATTTTGTCCAAAGTATCTGCAAAGAATTTAATCTAGTTTCATAATTAGTGGGGCAGTGAGCATCGACAAAATACAAATAAGGAATGACATCCCAGACAGTCGCATGAACCATGGCTGCTTCTTCTGGTTTGATTGTTCCCTTGTTTGCTTTGTTCAGAATACCATTACCAGTCTGACGATCTAGGATCTTTCCGTCTTTCTTTAGAATCAACTCTCCGTCGAACACGCAGTCAACGCCATTAGACAACGAAATGAATTCATCATCTAGATTACCAAGCAACTGAATTTCTTTGCCATTGCGTGACCGATACTCAACGGAAGATCCGTTTTCGTTGTGGCGAACGACTGCGTTGAACCTCATACCATCCATTTTCAACTGGACGTATGCTGGGAACTGAACCTTGTCTATCAGTTTCTGTTCGAAGCCACTGCACAGCATCACTGGATACTCTTTGATCAAACCAAGCCATACCGTATTTGCGGTCGCGATTGACACTCCACATTTTAGATCCTTTTCAATAATACGTTCAATAACTTTAGCGTCATCTTCGTTTAGTGCTTCTAGCATTGACGTCAGATGAGCAATCCCTGCATTGCCAGTTACCAATCTAGCAGATAGATCATACAAAGAATCCAAAGCAAATTCTAATTTAATACCTGAACCAGAGTTGGGTGTGTACTTTGGAATCTTACGAATGTAAAAGTTTGTGAATGGATCGAGAGCCAACTCAACAACTCTGCGTAGAGTTTGATTCTTACTATGCTGCTCCAGCTGTTCGATCTTAAAATTGCGAGAAGGATTAGCAGCAAGACTATCAAAAAAATTGTGCAAGTTCATTCCATATCCTTAATGTTTTTCTTCAACACTTGGAACTGCCTATATTTTTTGTCAATCCGAATAGGGTTTTTAAACATCTGAAATTGTTTAGGATCATTCCATTTGAAGTATCCATAAACTTTTGACATACTATCTGACATTAGATATGTATGATTGGGCTGATACGACTCAGCCCAGTTGGTTATTTCTTTGGCGAGAATCATGCAGCTTTCCTAAAGTAACCATAAGGAAGTCCGTTGAGATGGCAGAAATAATCCCAGTCGCCATCAGCATGGCTAGCGTCCATAATCCACCTGAGTGCAGTCTCACGATCACGTGCGCCCATACAGATTGTGTTAGTAACATGCTGCTCGAACTTAGCAACTGCATCTTTCTCAGCATCCTCTTGATCTTTGAGATTTTGCTCAATAACCTTGACACAGATCTCAATCTGTCGATTGAGTTCTTCGATAGACATCTCGTCGAAGTTCATGTGGCGAGGACGAACACCATGCGCATCTTTATACGCATCTGAAAGAATGCAACCTAACTTCTCGCGTACCGTCAAATCTTCCCATTGTTTCATAACGTCTCCTTATTTAACACCAACGACTTTGCGGGGATAACCAGTAGCAAATCCTGAAGTTCCTCCAAGATATCCACGGGACGACTTAGCGCTCATGAAAGACTTGGGAGTTCTTTGGGGTTTATCTACTTTGATGACACCACCTTTACGCAGAAATGTCTTGAGTTCTTTTTCTGCTAAAGCACGGGATTCATTTTTGGTTCGCAGTTGCATGTTATAGATTACGTTCTTATTCATATAGTTCCTTCATCAAGTTTACAATTCAATTATACCCCGATCTTGAATTATTGTAAAGCCATTTGGAGGATACCCTTACAGATTGTAGGGTTATTAAGTAAGTAGGCACTTACTTACTTGGCGCTCGTTTAGAGCGATTTGGAGGGGTTGCAGGGGTTTGGGCTACCAATCCCCCACCGATGGCAGGGGAAGCCTCTAACGGGCTGGTAAATCGCCTGCTGAAGCGATCTGGATACCCGACCCGAACAGTCGGCTATACTCATTGACCAGCTTTACGTCTGGGTCGCCTTCGGCTGCGATTGCACTATTGTTGAGAGACACGTTACCAGAAACGTAAGGCATATATGGCATCATTCCAACGCCAATACCTTGTTCCGTTTTTTGCATTACAATAACTGCTGGCTCTTTGAGAGTTTTTGTAGTTGGGAGATTATTGATCACTTCAGCAATAAGTTCTTCACCACTAATCATTTTAAATACTTTAATATTCATCAGTTTCTTCCTTGGCTAGATCTTCTAAGAAGTCTGCTGCCTGTTCATGATTTTCAAATTGTTTGACAAAGAATCTATCAAAGTCAAAACAGTGTTGTCCTAACACCAGTATTGACGACGTTTTATAAATTGAAACTTTGATGATCCAGTTACCCCTACGAATAGAGATAAAGGATACCATGTTGTCTGTTACTTTTGCTTTCATACGACTATTTAGGGGAAAATAAATTCCCCTAAAGTCGCACTAAGTTAACACTTATAAGGATCTTCCATTGTCATAATGCGCTTAGCTGCCTCATATTTCCCATGTCTTGCGAGACAGGAAGCAGCGTGTGCTTTACCATATGAAAAAAGAATAAGTCTTATACGGCAGAAAAGTTTCTTCATTTTGTTACTTCTTTTTCGAGAAGTAACTCAGGTCCACCATTATCAGAAATTTCTACCTTACGTGATTTCTTATGCTCAGGAATAATCCTTTCTAGGAAAATCTTAAGCATACCATTCACCATACTTGCATTGTTAACAACTACCTGATCATCAATCGCGAAGCTGCGAGTGAACGCACGAGTAGCAATCCCTTTGTACAGGAATGCTTGTGTGTCATCTTTAGCCTCACCTTTGACAACCAACTTGTCGTTATCAAGAGTAATCTCAATATCTTGTTTGCCGAAACCAGCAACTGCCAATTCAATGACATACTTGTTGTCGTCAGCTTTGTAGATATTGTATGGTGGATAGTTTGGAATGTTCTTGGTCATCTCATCATGAAGTTGCAACACACGTGACCAGTGATCATCGAAACCAACAAATAGTTTATCGAAGTCTTTCCCGAAGACTTGTGGTAACAATGTCATTTGAACCTCCTTACTTCTTTGCAGAAGTAAACTTAGTGAATTCTGCAGTGATAACATCAGCTGCATCGAATGTTGCTTTGGCAACAGACTTAGCGAAAGATGTCTCTACATCCACTAAAGTTTGAAGCGCATCAGCCATAGTCTTGTCTTGAACATAGTTCTTAACGAAGATGGACTTAGCACCTTGAATGGTATCAATAGTTGTGTTTGCGATATGTAACATTGAGTTCTCCTTAAGTTAAGCGAGTAAATTGAAATTCGCCACCCCAAATGGGCATGGCAGTTTTAGTCGGCTTTTATCGTAGTTACCGACTAACTACGTTCCCATCCCTGGGACAATTCTATTTAGGCAGCTTCTGCTTTCTCTGCTTCCGCTTTTTGCATTTCTGCAACTTGAGCATCGCCTTGCTGTTTGATTTTACCAATCAGTGCAACGACCTCTTCAAACGGATGCTTACCCAATACGCGAAGAATAGTATTAACTTCCTCTACTTTCAATTCAAGATTGATCATTTCGTTTCTTTCCTATGTTATATTTAGGTACAAGTTCCCACTGTTCCTTCTCCTTAAAGGAGACCACTTTAATCTGCGACAGAGATGCTTTTTGCTCTGCTCTTGAAGGATTGATAATCTTTAACAATTCCCAATCTTGCAAAAGCGAAGCGATAGCATTCCTGCGCTCGATATCACCGCTAGTGATATTCGATTCTTTTCCGTCCAATGCAAATAGTTCTTTGAAATGGACAATGAAATACCTTCCCTGCTTATGTAGAATATGGCAGGACTGGTAAAGTTTGTTTTCTTTTCTGGAGGCAATCCCGATACGGGTCAGAGTCTCACGCACTTTGAGGAAGTTGTCTGGTTCGATCAAGTTCACTTCAAGCATTGATTCTGGCGTCCAGTCATAATAAATCATCTCGACTGTCATTATTTTCCACCTTTTTTTAATTTTTCTTCAATAGTATTTAACTGCTCCTCAGAGAGTAATCGGGCAGCTTCCTTAGCCTTCTGGCTGGAGTAACCGAAATACTCTTTGACCAAGAGAATCGCCTTCGTGTCTTTGTCCTTTTTTGCCCAAGGACTAAACCTCTTCTTCTTGGATATACTATTTAGTAAAAATAAAAATTGCCAATCCCGTGGGGTATCGTACCTACTGTTCATCTGATTGGCTTGAAATACTGTGTCATGGAAAAATGATAACCCTTTATTGACCATAAAAGGGCTATAATCTTTGGTTGCTTGGGGATCCTCCCTAAACAAATTCTCCTTGGTTTCTGTTATCGCCTTTATGAAGTCAAATGGATTCATCGTATCCAGCCTCCCTCATATTCTGATGGGAAGCTGCGAACCTCTTATTTGGGAACATCTTCTTCAGATTTTCCCCCAGTTCTTTCTGGTTTGTAGACTGAGTCAGAAACCTATTGGTATCTTTTTCATACACGAAGAACATATCACCATGCTTCTCTATGGTGACGAGCATAACATTGCTCTTAACTTCTTCCATTTCTTGCGATAAACGCTGGACCAAGTTGTCCATTTTCTTGGTCGCAAGATGTTCTCTGAACCTATATCCCCAGACAAAAGCAACAACCAATCCTAGTAAGTAAAGTATCATGTCCATGTTATTTAAATTTACATTGCATCATTATCTCAGTGAGAGCAGCCATAGTATTTATCTCTTGATCTGCGACGAATGCAGACTTGTACTGATAATCCGCCAGGATAATTACTAGAGCAGGAATTGTGCTCGCCTCAAGATGTTGGGTTGCTGTATTAAATAACTCTCTGAATAATGTTGCGCAGTCTGAATCTGATTGCTTAGCAACCCACTTACGAACTTCTGTAAAGTTTTTCTCTTTTAGCTGCTTAACAAGTTCAGTAAATGAATCCGCAGTCATATTGACAAGGATATCCGAGTCAATCCTACCTGCCACTGAGTAGCGTTGAAGTTCGTTTAGAATCCTACGATAATCTGGGAAGTGTTTCGTGATTAGTTCAGCAACTACTTTGGAATCAAACTCAATGTTCTCTGTCTTAAGAATCTGCGAAACTCTCTTAAAGAATTGAGCTGCGATGGTTTGCTTCTCTCCAGAATCAATCTTGAATTCGATAACAGCACAACGACTATGTAATGGCTCGATGATTCGATTCTTAAAGTTACATGTGAATATGAAACGACAGTTAGAAGAAAACTCTTCAATAAAGTTTCTCAATGCAGGCTGAACAGATTGAGCATTCATATAATCTGCTTCATCTACAATAACAACTTTCCTAGCATCTGTCAGGGAAACAGTTGATGCAAAAGATTTGATCGTAGTTCGCAGAGTGTCAATACTTCTACCCTCATCTGATCCGTTGATCATAATATATTCTGCGCCAATCTCATTACACAATGCTTTGGCTGCTGTTGTCTTACCTGTTCCTGCGCTCCCACTAAACAAAAAAGAGGGGAGTTCCCCTTGTGCGATATATTCCTTAAATGTTTTCTTTATAGATTCTGGCAGGATACAATCATCAATTTTCTGTGGGCGATATTTCTCTACCCACAGAAAATGTTCGTCACGGGATTCAATCATAATTTAGTCTTTCAAAAATTGTAACAAAGATGCCGTTGATACTTCTTTTTCTGGAAGATACTTTCCATTAGTTGCAATATAGCAATCAGCATGGTAAGGACGAACATCGTTTCCGTGTTTTTTATCTCTTACTGATTTCATATATGCTTCAGCAAGATATCCTTCTTTTTTACAAACGACACAAACAAATTTAGTCAGTGTTTCATATCCATAAACTGTCATGTGTTTTGGATATTCAGGAGATTTTCTCCACAACTTTCCAACCACTTCTCTCAATTTTGCCATAATATATACTCAAGTTATTGCTCAAAGGAAGAATCAGATTCTACGGCAACATAATATACCAGATCCCCTGCGGTGGATTTAAAACGAGAAATTTTCTTACTCGAGATTGTGACAATATAATCACCAGGGAGCATCTTCAGATTATCGACTTTGATGTTTGCCTTAAACTTCTTAGCAGAGTTTCCAGCGAAACATGAATACGTATTGCCAGTCGCATTCTTCTTATCGCCCACCTGAAGATTAATACTTGTACCATCACCCACTACCTGCAGATCTTCTACCTTGAGAACAGATGCAGTTCTGCTAATCATATTGAGCATGGTAGCAGTTAGAGTGAATTCAATATCTGCCTCTGGGAAATTGATCTTGTTCTTGGGGACAGTCAGAACACTAGGATCTGCAGCAAAGAACTTAATACTACTACCACCTTCTTTAATTACGACATACTTGTCTTGAAAATCTAGATCTGGATCTTCGAACAGTGATAACGCACCAAGGAATTCATTGAGATCATAAATGCCAAAGTCTTTCGGGAAGTTCTCTGTTACTTTAGTATCTGATACTACATTCTTCTGACCAGAGATAGTTGATACTTCGCTACCTGGTTTGATCAACAGATTGGTATTGATACTGGCGAAGTTCTTAAATAAGTTCACTGTTTCTTTACTAAGTTTCATTGGGTATTTCTCCTATCAAATTATATAATATGTATAACAAATTACTTCTTATCTGCGGAATACTTCACATCATGTTCATATAAAAACATCAAGCAACACATTGCATGCGCCAA